ATTTATCTGGTGCAGATGCTGGAGATAAATTACAATTAGAAGCTGCAATAGTTGATGCAAATGTATTACTAGAAGAAGGAACTCCAGTTAGTGATGAAGATGAGGTACGAGCAGATACAGATGTAATTTTATTAGAAGATACACTTGCAGATAGTGAACCAGATATAACGATTACAAATGGTGGTAGAAGTGCAACAACATCTGGATTTTATAGTCGTAGGTTTACTGATATTGGTCAGTTTGTTATTAAAGGAGAAAGTGATTTATTTTCTGGGAGTTTTGATTTTACTGGTATAGATAAGATGCCTTTAAATCATAATGATGAGTCTTTAGGAAAAAAATATACATTGTATAGTATGAATCCAGATTTTACTGACCAATACAGATTTACATATAGTGTTACAGTATTGTATTATGAAGAACTAGAAATATCGGAAACTGACCCCATAACTTCAACCACGACAACACATAAAATAAGAAGTAGTATAAAAACATTTTCTGCAACATTAACACACGCTGTGATAAATGATTTATCATTTATAGGAAGATATGTAAGTAGTTATTATGCACAAAATAGAATACAATTAGAAGATGATGAAGATGGAATAAATGATGAAGCATTTATATTATTAGAGGATGAAAACTTTGTTATTACAGAGTAATAGTATAAATAATCATAGGAAAAGAATATGGCATTTAATTACACACCAGGCACAGCTTGTAGAATCGGCGACATAGATTTAGTTCATTGTAGTACACCACACCGTATGCAAGGTTCACCTAATGTTTTTGCAGAAAGTTTGCCTTGGAGTTGTCAAGGACATTTAAATACACCACATCTATTACCTTGTATATTGGGTTGCTGTGGTCATTTAGCTCCGATTGCAAAAGGTTCTACCACTGTATTTGTTAATGGTTTAGGTGCTGGTAGAGTAGGTGATGGTATAGCTGGTTGCACACAAGTTTTTGCATCTGATAATAAAACTGTTTTTGCTGGTGCTGGTGGTGGTGCAGTAACTGGAAGTCAAGTTGACCCTCAACAGATAATTGATGATAGAATTCAAGCAGTATTTGAAGGGACGGCCGCATAATGTCATTAACTGGAAATTTATTATTTGATGCACAAATAAATAACGAGAGACGAAGTAACCGTATCTTTAAGGATTTGAGTTTAAACTTTAATCAGAATCCAGTTACTAAAGATATTACTAAAGTTACAGATGTAGAGGCAATCAAAAGAAGTGTTAGAAATCTTATATCATTAAATCATTATGAAAAACCTTTTCACCCAGAGATAGGTTCTAATATCAGACAATCTTTATTTGAACCTTTAAACACATTAACTGCTGGAGTATTAACTCACAACATCACTAATGTTTTAGAAACACACGAACCAAGAATTTTATTACATAGAGTTGATTGCACACCAGACATAGACAGAAATGCTTATAATATTAGATTAGACTTTTTTATTATTAATGCAACAACTGAACTAATATCATTTGAGTTTATACTAGAGAGAATAAGATAATGGCAAATAAAGAAAGATTAAGAATTACAGAATTAGATTTTGATGGTATCAAAAGTAATTTAAAAACATTCCTAAAAAATCAAACAGAATTTACAGACTACGACTTTGAAGGTTCTGGTATGAATGTCTTATTAGATGTTCTTGCATACAACACGCACTATCAAGCTATGAACGCAAACCTTATGGGTAATGAGATGTTTCTTGATACTGCACAACTTCGTTCTTCAGTCGTATCACACGCAAAACTATTAGGTTATAAAGTAAGAAGTTCACGAGCACCTAAAGCAATAGTTAATGTAGAGGTTAGTGCAATTACTGGCATAACAACTGCAACAATACCAAAAGGTTTTTCTTTTCAATCATCTATTGATAATGTTCCTTATTTTTTTATTACAAATGAAGCAGTTACTAAATCAAGAGAAAATAATGTATTAAGATTTGAAGGATTAGAAGTATTTGAGGGAACATTAATCACAACAAGATATACTGTTGATGCAGATAACATTGACCAAAGATTTATAATTGCAGATACAAAAGCAGATATGTCAACTCTTAAAGTTACTGTACAAAACTCTTCAACCGATTCAACTACTCAAACATATACAGAATCTGCTGACATAGTTCAAGCAACATCTACATCTAATGTATTTTTTATACAAGAGGTTGAAGATGGACAACACGAAATATTATTTGGTGATGGTGTAATAGGTAAAAAATTAACTGATGGTAATATAGTTGTTTTAGAATATATTGTTACTAACGAAACTTTAGCTAATGGTGCAGGCAGTCTTACTGGTTCTTCACAAATTTCTGGTTCTACTGCATATACTGTTACGACAACATCTGCAGCCACTGGTGGTGCAACAAGAGAAACTATTGATAGTATTAAATTTAATGCACCTTTAGATTACTCTGCACAAAATAGAGCAGTCACAGTAAATGATTACAAAGTATTTGTAAGACAAGTATTTCCAGATACTGCAGCTGTTTCAGTTTGGGGTGGTGAAGATAATGACCCACCAAAATATGGAATAGTTTATATCTCTATTAAAACAAATGATGGAAACACATTAACTAATTCTCAAAAGTCTACAATACAAAATTCTTTAAAACCATATAATGTTGCATCTATTAGAACAGAAATAGTTGACCCAGAAACTATTCAGATTAGATTGACTACGAATTATAAGTATAATTCTACAATTACTACAAAAACAGTTAATGATTTAAATGCATTAATTGTAACAACACTTACAACTTATAGTGCAAATACTTTAGAACAATTTAATTCACAATTTAGATTTTCAGATTTGATTGGACAAATAGATGATACTGATAGTGCAATAACTTCAAATGTAACTACTATTCAAATGTCTAAAAAAATCACACCAACTCTTAACACCAATTCATCATATACAGTAAACTTTGGTAATTCAATATATAATCCTCATAGTGGTCACGAAGCTGTTGTATCATCAACTGGATTTAAAGTAAGTGGTAATGATAACGAACTTTTCATTGATGACACAGATGGTACATTAAGAACTTATTATTTTGTTGGTACAACGAAGACTATTGTAGATGCAAATTTTGGTACTGTTGATTATATTGCTGGTAAAGTATCTATACCTAGTGCAAAAATAACAAGTATATCTAATGTTGATGGTGCAACATCTACACAAATTAGAATAGTTGCAGTTCCATCATCTCCAGATATAATACCTTTGAGAAATAATATATTAGAAATAGATTTACCTAATTCAACTGTTAATGGAAAGGTAGACACTGCAACCTCAAGTTCTGGTTCATCTGTTGCAACAACATCGGCTGCTGTAACAACTGCTGATACATCAACATCTTATATTACTACTGGAAGTAGTTCCTCAAGTGGTTACTAATGTCTTCTACATTTGATAAAAAAATCTCACCTTTATTGCAAGAATTCGTTCCAGAGTTCTTAAAATCTGACCACCCTAAATTTGTAAAATTTTTAAAAGATTATTATAGATATCTTGAGTGTGGACAACTTACAATATCTGGTGAAGTAAATTATGTATTACAAGAAACAACATCTAATAATTATATTTTAAATGAGAAAGGTGATGAGAATGTTGTATTAGAAGATTCTGTTGCAAAGTTTACAGTTGGTGAAACAGTTAAAGGTTTAACATCTAATGCAACTGCGACAGTTTTAATTGATGACTTTGATGACAATCAAGTATTATATATTACTTCACAAAATAAATTTGAAACCAATGAAGAGATTCAAGGTTTAACTTCTAATGCACGAGCTACAATTACACAGTTTCGTGGTAATCCAATACAAAACATTCAACAACTTTTAGATTATGCAGATGTTGATAATACCATATATGATTTCTTAACTCAATTTAGAGATTCATTTTTAGAAGGTATTAGTGAAACACTTGCAAGTGGTGTATCAAAAAGACAATTAATAAAAACAATAAAAGATTTATATACTTCTAAAGGTACTATTGATGGCCACAAATATTTCTTTAGATTATTATTTGATGAAGAAGCTGAAATAGTATTTCCAAGAGATAATATGTTAAGAGTTTCTGACGGTTTCTGGGACTCAGAAATTGTTATGAAAGTTATTGAAACAGGCACATCAGACTTTGGTAGTCTTTCTAATAAAATAATAACTGGTAGAACATCTGGTGCAACAGCAAGAATCACGACAGTCACTAAATTTACAGAGGGTGGTAATGCGTTTGCACAATTAAGAATTGCAGATAACTCTATTACTGGAACATTTCAAATTGGTGAAACTGTTTTTGGAACAGACCCTAATAATGATTTTGATATTTTTGCAGTCATACAAGAAATTGTTTCTGGTGTTGATATTACTAGAAGTGGACAGTATTATGAAATCAATGACCCAGTAACTGTAATAGGTGGTGATGGTTTTGCAGAAATGGTTGTTGCAGATGTATCAAAAGGTAAGATAGATGAAATAATAATTGATGATACTGGTACTGGTTATACAAATGGAGCTCAACTTCAATTTGATAATAGTGATACAGATGGTACTGGTGTAGAAGCAAATGTTGATATTGTAGGTGGTTCAATACAATTAGAAAACGCAACATCTGGTGATAACATTATTACTGATGAAAGAGAAAGTATTATTGTTGATGATGTCGGTGATATAGAACAAGAAGATGCAACCTTTGAAAATGTAAATATAGTTTTAAATAGAACTGCAACCCCCCACGCAGATGCTGGTGATAATATAATTATTGAAACACCAGTTGACCCAGACAACTTCATTACAAATCATATTCAAATAGAAAATGATTCTGATGGTGTCACTAATATAATTTTTGATGGAACAGATGCAACTGGGTCAGATGCAAATTCAAAAATACTTACAGAGGATTCTGTTGTTACGAGTGCAATACAAACTGGTGTGTTAGTCGGTGAAGAAACAAATTCATCTGAAAGATTTAGACAATCACTACCAGTAGATAACAATAACGATTTTATATTAGAAGACGAATTAGGAAACTTTAGATTACTAAGAGAAGAATCTGAACCAGAGTTCTTGATATTAGAACAAGATGCAACTGTTGACCACATAGTTCTTGATGGTACTGATACAAATAGTGCTAACGAAAATGATAATATAGTTCAAGAGAATGATGGTGCTTCTAGAATCACTATGGAATTATCAGATAGTGATGATGTATTACTATTTGAAAATGAACAGTTTACACAATTAGAAACTGCAACATTACCGTCACAAGAACAAGGTGAGATAAGAAGAATAAGAATTACAAATGAAGGTAATGGTTATACTAAATTACCATCTATAACTGTATCTGGTGGTACTGGTGCAAAACTTCTTGCAAAATCTAATACTGGAGTTGGTGGTGTTACAGAAGTAGGTATTAGAAACTTCGGTTCTGGGTATAAGAACGATTCTGTTTATCACATATTAGAAGATGCAACTGTTACTGGTGAAGCAATATCTGGCCAAAAAATATTATTAGAAAATGAGGGTGAAGGTGATGCAATCTTAAATGAAGATACAGTAAGAGATTCTGTAAGATTTAATAAAACTGTATTAGTAAAAGACATTGTTGGAACATTTGTTGCAACAGAAGGTTTAACATCATCAGAAGGAACTATTGTTTCCTTTGATAGTGCAAAACAAACCATTAAAATAAATTCAACACATACACCAGAAGAGGGTGATTTAATTACAACTGGTACTGCAAGTGGAATAGTTGTACAATGTTTAACAGCTGATGGTGATTTAACTACTGGTGCAACTGGTAGAACAACTGGTAACTTCATAGGTTCAAAAGGATTTGTATCTGAAGATACTATGAGAATCCAAGATTCATATTACTATCAAGATTTTTCTTATGTTGTGAAAATAGGTGAATCAATTAATGAGTGGCGTGATAGTATTAGAACTGCGACACACCCTGCTGGGTTTGCAGTATTCGGACAAGTTACTATTGCATCATTAGTCAATGCACAACTTAAAATACCTACTGGTTCTGAGATTTCTGGATTTGTAGGTGATACTGAAACATTCACTCCAGAACTTGCATCTACACTTACAACTCTATTTACAACTGTATTTGGTCGTAGGTTAGGTACAGCAACTGATGGTACAACTTTAAATACAACTCCAGCTATTGGTTATCAAGAAAATACAAGTGGTGGTGGAACAGTATTACCATCTAGTAAAAGAGAACTTACATTATCAAGTTCTGTTTCAGTAACTATGGGTGGTGCAACATCATCATCATTTGCACCTTTTTTAGTTAACCTTGCGAAATATGGATTTATGCAAGAGGGATTTTTAGGTGATGATGAAAATGTTGATACTTATTTTACTATTGACCAATTTAAAGATGTTAAAATAAATGAAGTATCTGTTACTGGTGGATTTAGTGATACTGATGAAGAGAACTTTGATTCTACAACAAGGTTCTTTGATGAAAGTAGAAACTTTATAGCACCATCTGCATTTACTACAAGAATCAATGTACCACCAAGAGGTGAATTAAGAATTACTAAAACTGGTATGTTCCAAACATTTGATATGGACTTTAGAACATTTGATGATATTAGACAAACATTTGATGAAGACAATGCTGGTGGTAAGACAATAGACACATTGGGTCAAGAGTTCTTAGATTTCTCTGAGACACATAAAACATTTGACTCAAATAGTGTCAAGTTTGATGTAGGTTTTGCTGGATTAACTAATCCACTAGACTTCTCACAAACACTATACAAATTTGATGATACACTAGGTGGTGATTATGCAAGATTTGATGCAGACTTTAGTGTTTCACAAACTGCAAACATAACAACTACATTTGATGCAAGTGCATTTAGATTTGATGCAACTTTATCAGATATGGGATTAACTTTTGATAATACTGCAACTTAATCATTATAAATAAAAGTAGATAATAGGAGATATAGGAATGGCATATCAATCTATCGGACTTGGAAGTTCAGCAAATGATGGGACAGGCGATACCCTCAGAGCTGGAGGTGACAAGGCAAACGATAACTTTGTAGAACTGTACACATTATTAGGTACTGGTTCTGCTTTAACTTCTGGGATGAGTGCAACTGCAACCGTAGTTACATTAACAGCCCCAGTAATCGCTACAAGTTTAGACCTTAATGGTTCTGAACTTATTTTAGATGTTGATGCAGATACTTCAATAACTGCTGATTCAGACGATACAATAGATTTTAAAATAGGTGGTGCTGATATATTTCAGATGACTGCAACTAAACTTGACCTTAATGGTAAAGAATTAGTTTTAGATGCAGACGCTGATACATCTATCACTGCTGACACAGATGATACTATTCACTTTAAAATAAATGGTGATGATGATATCATTTTCACAACTGGTATTATTGATGTAAAAAATAGTGGTGCAAAATCACAAGTAAGATTATATTGTGAGAGTTCAAATGCACACTATGTTGCAATAGAATCTCCAGCTCACGCTGTATATTCTGGTAATGTCACAGTCACACTACCAAACAAAACATCAACACTTCAAGGTTCATCAACTGAAACCATTACTGGTGCTGGTGGTTCTAACGCACTAGATAAAGATACTGAAGTATCACTTATAAACACAGCTAGTGGTACTGCTGGACTTACTCTTGCAACTGGTCGTTTTGTTGGTCAAAGAAAAATAATCATTATGACTGTTGCTGGTAACAATGCAACAATGACACAATCAAATGGTAACTTAAACTCTACCAATGTTTCTACAAGTATTGTATTTAATGCAATCGGTGAAAGTGTTGTTTTAGTTTACAATGGTGCAAACTGGAATGTAGTTTCTAGTAACGGTGCAACCATATCATAGGATAAATTATGGCTGTCTTTCAACTTCCAACTGATGGTATCGCAGACGGTGCCATCACAACTGCTAAGATTAATGCATCAGTTAGTCTTGGTGCATCTGTTAATATTATTCTTAACGGAACAGATGGTGGAGGTTCTAATGCTGGTGATAATTTAATCCTTGACGGTACAGATGGTGCTAGTGCTAACGCTGGTGATAAAGTTCAATATAATGATGTCCTAGATGCAAATGCCATTCCCCAATCTTTCGGACAATCAGCACAGTTTAGAGCAAACACTAAATTTTTAAATGAAACACTTACAATTCCTCAAGGAGTCAATGCAGTGGCAGTAGGGCCTATCACGGTTACTTCTGGTAATACATTGACAATAGAGGGAGATGTTGTTATACTTTAGGTAGATTTTATGGGTACATTAAAAGTAGATAATTTACAAAAAGAAGACGGAACTGCTATTCTTACTGATGGTGTTTTTAGTTCAAGTGTTAGTGGAGCAGGAATAGTTCTACAACAAATAACAGTTGCAGTTGCAAAAGCAACTTTTACTTCTGCAATACCAGATGATGATACAACTCCCACAGTTTCAGAAGGAACAGAAATTTACTCACAAGCAATAACACCGAGTTCTACTTCAAGTAAAATTTTAATAACTGGTTCTATTGAAGGTTCAAGTTCAGCCGCAAATGGTTGGGGTATCACTGTTTTTAGAGGAAGTACTTGTATATTAACAGTTCACCAAACTAATGCTATGGGTGGTGGTCAGCCTAACCAATGTAATATTAATGTTTTAGATTCACCTAGTTCAACCTCAGCAGTAACATATTCAATTAGAGCTGGTTGTATGGCAGGGTCTTCAGCAATTTATGTACAAAGAAGAAGTTCAGAAAAATATAATGGAACAATGGCTTTAAATTGTGTAACTCTTCAAGAGATAAAAGGTTAGTAATATGAATATAGCAAAATTATTAGAATACTATTGGCCTGGTTGTTTATGGGAATTAGTGGGTAATGACCAAACTGATTATAAAAATTTAACTTGGTTAGACGAATCAACAACGAAACCAACAGAATCAGAATTATTAGCAAAAAAAGATGAGGGTGAACTTCGTGAAGCATTAGATGAAATAAGACCAATAAGAAATAGACTTTTAAGAGAAAGTGATTGGACACAAATGCCAGACATAAGTGACTCTAGAATGGATAGTACAACTAAAGGTAAATGGCAAGTGTATAGAGAAGAACTGAGAGATTTAACAAAAGGATTAGATACTGTTGACAAAGTAAAAAAAGTTACTTGGCCAACAGAACCAAGCTAAGGATAATAAATGGGTATTTTAAAAGTAGATAGTATACAAAAAAGAGATGGTACTGCACTTATCACAGATGGGGCTGCATCAACAACTTTACTTTCTCAAGAGTCGTTAAGAAGTGCTGGTGTGGGTATGATTAAATTATTTCAAGGTAGTGCAACTTCTGCCGCTTCATTTGAAATAAACAGTACATACATAAATTCTACTTATGACAATTATTTAATGTTTATAGATGCCACACCAGTTACTGATGCACAAACATTAAGAATGAGATTTTTACATAGTGATTCTGTTCATACTGGTAGTGATTATTTTTATGAAACAGAAGTTCATTCAAGTTCAACACATTCTTACGACCACGATGCAGCTGACCATATTAGAATGGTTTATCAAACTGCTGGTAACGCAACTGGTGAAGGTTTAAATCTTTTTTGTACTTTATCACAAGTAAATAGCACCTCTAGACCGACAATAGTTAAAGGTGATTATACAATTGTTGATGGTGCAAGTAGTCAAGGTGGTACTTTTAATGGAGGTCAAGATCTCGGAGGTAGAGCAACTGCGATAACTGGTATTCATCTTTATTTTGGAAGTGGTAATATAATTATGAACGACTTTGCAATATACGGAGTAACCAAATAATGGGAACATTAACAGTAGACAATTTAAACTTAAACGGTGCAATTACAGTTAACGGTTTCAATGCAAATGCATTTCAAACAGCTCTATTGCATGTAGTAGATGAAAAAGCTAATAATACTGCTGCACAAACTTTTTCTGCAGGACAAAATACAAGAGAATTAACAACAGTAAAAACGAATGAAATTGCAGGAGCATCTCTTAGTAGTCATAAAATAACTTTACCAAGTGGAACATATTTTTGTCAAGCAGAGGCAAATGGTTATGTAAATGCAAGAAATAAAATAACTTTGTATAATGAAACAGATGCAAGTTATACTTTAGTAGGTCTTTCATCAAACTCTCATGCTAGTTATTATACTACGAGTGTAAGTATGTTAAGTGGAAGATTTACTATATCAGCTCAAAAGGTTTTTCAATTAAGACATTTCATTCAATCTGGTACTGCTGCTGGTATTGCAGTAAATGATACCGTAAATGTAGAAGTATATGCAAATGTAAGAATATGGAAGATAGACTAATGGCTTGGGTAAAAATAGAAAATAATATTGTTATACAGAAACAACCTTATCAAGAAGTTGGGTTTGTGGAAGTATCTGATTCTGTAATATGTGGTCAAATAAAACAAAGTGATGGCAAATTTGTTGACCCAACTCCACGAGAGTTAACATATGCAGAAAAGAGATTACAAGAATACCCATCAATTCAAGACCAACTAGATGATTTATATCATAATGGAATTGATGGTTGGAAAACAAAAATTAAAGCTATAAAAGATAAACACCCTAAAGGATAAAAAATGGCATATATTGGAAAAGAACCTACATTTGGTGC